TTAAGCAAAAATAACTTTTATTCAGGTGGCAAAGGGTTATATCTAAGTAGCGCCTCCGCTGACCGTATTACAATTCAAGATTCGACATTTCTTGGGTTAACTACGGGAGTTAATTACGCGGCTGCGGCTACCAAGAGCTTGTATCTTGTACGTACATACTTTGGTAACTGTACCGCTAACGTCGCCGCTGTAGCAGACTATGGATCTACTTGGCTAGAGGACATTACTACAAGTCGTAGAACTTCCGCTACTTATCCTACCACTACGGGTACAGAATGTGCTACAGGAGATGGTACTTGGACTTGGACGGCTGCAGCTACAACTGTAATTCCCGGGGATACGATAGATAAGCCATTTAAATTGACCACCATCAATTTTCAAGATTGGAACGCAGCACAGACGTTCAAGTTAGAGCTACTTTACGGGGATGGTGCAGCTACTATTAGCTTGGGTATCTTTGAAGTTACGCTGGGAGATCCCGCCACTAAAAGTAAGGTAGATTCCGCACTTCCGTTAAATGTATATCTACCTGCGTATTCATTGGTAGGCGTTAAAGTAATGAGCAGCACGGATGGCGTAGATCACGTTGATATTACACTTGGGTACGAAAAGCTATAAGGAGTTTGTTTGAATAAGTTAATCGTATGTGCGTTAGCATTGCTATCTATTGGAGCATCTACCCAAAATGGTCAGATAGTTCAAAATAGAGCTACCTACCCAGCTACCTCTGAAAAGACGTACTTCGTTAAACCAACCGCACAGGGGGGCGGGGACTGTTTATCGTGGGAAACGGCGTGTACATTTGTTACTGCAGTTGGTCGTTTAAGTAGCAGCTATACCACGACTATTTATCTATCGGGAGGGGTGCACGACACGAATAACGCGATAGACGCTACGGGTACAACGATTTCAACCAGTTATGTGCGTATCTTCGGGATGAACAATGAGTTGGGCAACCCAATGACCAAGCTCATTAATAGCTACGCCACGGCTACACACGTACTCAACGTCACGGGAAGCTACAATTCAATCAACAACATCTCCTTTGGTAATACCGGACAACCGGATGAGAACGTCATTATGTTGCGTATTCGAGCATCCTATAATGACGTACAGAGATGCACATTCTTTAACGATGCTGGAGATGGTGGCGGTACAGGTATTCTTGTTGACAACAGTGCCACAGGTGTCTATTTGATGGACAACCAGTTCTTTGGTATGTTAGACTCGGGAATTGAAATTGGAGCAGCCACAGATATCGTTACGGCACGAACGAACTTCTATCTGGGTGGGAAAGGTTTATATTTATCAAGCGCCTCCGCAGATCGTGTATTCATCCAAGATAGCGAATTCCTGGGTTTAACTACGGGGATTAATTATGCCGCAGCGGCAGCTAAGACATTGTATGTTGTTAGAAGTTACTTTGGTGGTTGTACCAATAATGTTGCTGCCGTAGCTGATTATGGAAATACGATGCTGGAAGCGATTACAGAAAGTGGTCGCGACTCAGCTACTTATCCGGCAACTACGGGTACAGAATGTGCTACCGGGGATGGTGTATGGACTTGGACGGCTGCAGCTACAACGGTAATTCCCGGGGATACTTTAACTAAGCCCTTCAAATTAATTGAAGTTAACTTTCAAAATTGGAGTGCTGCACAGACGTATAAACTAGAAATTTTCTATGGGGATGGTGCTGCCACTGTAAGTTTAGGTATATTTGAAGCAACACTAGGACTTCCCGATGCAAAGGTGCGCACTAGCGTACCACTTCCAATCCTAAATGTGTACTTACCTGCGTATTCATTGGTAGGCGTTAAAGTAATGAGTAGTACAGACGGTGTAGATACTGTAACTATCACACTGGGTTATGAATTACTATAAAGGGGCACTCATGTTTCGCAAGAGTCTTATCCTTGGATTTCTCCTGGCACTGTGTAGTTCTGGCGTATCAAGTAAAGACGCGGTCGCGCCATTTAGTGGAAGTAGGCTAAGTGGGCTAACCAGAAGTAGCACCATTTTCGAGAGCGATAGCACCATTGATGCCTCAGGGAATCTAATCGACAAGAGTGGGTCAAACTATCTAACCTACTCGAACGCCTTCGGATCTTGGACGGCTACACGGTCAAGTATTCTTGCTGATCAATATCGAAATCCTGTCACCAATGCACTTGATGCAGATGTCCTTAGAGAAGACGGTACAGCGGGAAATAGCCACTTCGTCTATAACACATACTCGACTACGTCTGGTGTCAAGTATACTTTCTCCGCGTATGTCAAATCTTCCTTTAGAACTTGGGTACGTCTAAATGTAAACACGGATGCCGCCTCAGCGTACTTTAATTTAAGTACCGGAGTAGCGGGTACAACTGCCAGTAATACCACGACAAAATTAGTTCCGATTGGTGGCGGATGGTACAGGTGTGCCATTCATTGGACGAGTGTAACCACAGGCGCACAGCAGTTTGAAATCTATGCGGCAGAGGGCGATAATGACGTAACATTTGATGGCACACTTGACAGACAAGACCTGGTTCTTTTTGGGGGGCAGCTTAATAGGGTTGACAGCTATCGGCAGTTACTGAGTATTTATAAACCGACTACAAGCGCCACTAAGCCGTTGCTGAACATGTCATCAAGTGGCACCCCCGCTGGGAGTACTAGTTACCTACAAGGAGCCGATGGTAGGAGACACAGAGCTAGGCACTTTGTAGCGGCCTCAATGCAGTCCTATTCTGTAGCGGCTGACACTTCTATGAATATCTTTGACGGCGACTTCACATTTACGTCTGTCGCTGGTATGTCAGGAGCGGCTAGTCAGGGAACTCTATTTAGGCATTCCTCGGCAATTGGTCCAACAGCCGGCGGTTTTGACGTAGTAGCGAGCCATGTCAACTATGTTTATGCCGAACTTTATAAAGCCGATGGAACAACGCTTACCGTAGCTGGGCCAGCTACAAACATCAATGATGGCAAGTACCACACTATTCAGGTCAAACGCACAAGTAATGTAGTTAAGGTACTCGTAGACGGCACACCTGGGTCTCCAGCGAATGCTACTGGGTACGGTGTGGACCTCACCCAAGATATGTACATTGGGACGGGTTTTGGGTATTGGAACGGAGATATCCTCTACACCCGAGTAGATGCTGAAGCTCTCTCCGATGCCCAACTAGCTAAAGAACGTGAGATTATACAAGGTACTCTCTTCGGGTCAGGTGGTCTAGCCCCCGGATCAACTTTCACCAGAGCTGCGTCAACTACTTCTACCTCACAAACCTTCTCAGATGGAACGCTCGGTTACGTAGGTACAAACGTACCTAGAGTTAGCGGAGATGGTGGGGGAGTTTTAATTGAGGAGCAGCGTACTAATAGTGTACTACAGAGTCAAACTCTTGCTGCTACATGGACCTCGGTTAACCTTACAACCATTTCTGCAGATGGTACGACTGCTCCAGATAGCGCTGCGACGGCTGATGGTTTAGTTGGTGATGTTACAGACGGAATTCACGGCATAACTCAAGGAATTACAACTACTGCAGCTTCTTGGACCGCCTCTATTTGGGCCAAAATTGGAGACAAGAACTGGATCTATATCTCTGACGATACGGTAGCCAATGCCTACAGTTACTTCAATGTAGCTACCTGTAGTACGGGTACAAAGGGGGCGGGGGCTACATACGCCAGAGCTGAACAATACGCGGGTGGTTGGTGCCGTTGTTGGATTATGCTGACTGCTACTGCAGCGTCTAATACATTTAAATTTGCATCGGCAAGTTCGGACACAGACAATACATTCGCAGGAGATACAGCTACCGTGAACACATGGTTCTGGGGAGCGCAGGTTGAACTCGGCGCCCACCCCACGAGCTATATCCCCACCGTAGCTGCTTCTGTCATTAGATACGCAGATAGCTTAACTATCGAACCTTGGAAGCTAACTAAACCGTCTGTTGGACCAAGACCAACTATGGCGGCTCGTTTTGAGTCCGATGTGTATGCTACTGGTACTTATACGAGTGAGGTAGGTGGGTACGCCTTCACAGTTGCTGGGGACACAAAACACGTAGAAAGTCAGACACTTGGAGATTACTTCAGTTTTGATGGTACGGGTGACTACCTAAGTGTAGCCGGCGCTGACTTTAATCCTGCGGGAGATTTCAGTATCGTCGCGATAGTGACCCCCTCTACAATTAGTGGTGTTCATGTTATTGCGAGTAAATGGGCTACAGCTGGAGATCAGCGCGGATGGATGCTTTTTCAGGATAGCGCATCCACTAGATTGTATAGAAGTACAGATGGGAAAAGTGGAACGATTTTGTCCGCGACTGCTGCTGTGACGTTGGTGGTCGGAAAAACCTCTTTAATTACTGCTACGTATTCAACAACTAATGGTTTATCTGTTAAAGTTGATTCTTCGGCAGTAGCAACGCAAGCAGCTACCGGAGCAGTATGGGGGTCAACAGCAGATTTTATTCTAGCACAATCCGCAGTACTAACTGGTGCAGAAGCATTCAATGGCAAGCTCCACAGCGTAGCTTATTATAGCGGTGTAGTTTTAACTGAAACTCAACATAACGCTATGTACGCCGCTTTTAAACAGGCGAATATCCTCCCTGTCAATATCGGCAATAGCTACGAGGCGAAGAAGTTGTATGTAGAGTTTGATGCGAAGTGTGAATTTACCGGATCAACGGATATCGGTTCTTCTGCTAAATATATGTTAGAAATTGGTGGGAACACTGGAAGCGCTGAAGTTTCTAAAAATAGGTTTACAGCGTATATAGCAGTTGGTGGAACGGTCGGAATGGATCTCCGGGATAACAGTTCGGTTCAACATTATGGTACTTCAGCCGCGACCACAGGATGGAATACTTGGCACCGCTTCAAGTATTATGCAGATTGTGCTGATATGACTAAAATGCAGATGTTGATAGATGGTATTGAAGTAGCATCTTATACTGGGAGATCTGGAACGTGTGATTTTGATCTAACTAATGCATTAATTCGCGTTGGCCAAACATACGCTGGAACACCTAATTGTAACTGTACAATTCGCAATCTCAAACTAAGAGCCACTCCCTAAAGGATTTCACATGAAACGTTTAATTGCTTTACTTTCGCTTTTACTTCTCCCCACTCTAGCTCAAGCTTCAGGTTTACAAGCTAGTTTTACGGGGAGTAATCTTAACGGGTTAACTAGATCTACCACCATGTTAGAGGTGGACTCTGCAGTTACTCCAGCTAACTATCTGGTAGACAAAAGTGGCAGGGGACACAATTTAGCACCTACATCTGACCCAGGTGGAGCAATTACACCGCTACAAGGTCCTGATGGTAGAAAATACGTAGCCAGGGCTTTTGATGGGTCAGCCGACTACTACAGTGTAGCACATCACGCTGACTTCAATATTTTCGATGGTAATCACACAATTACAGCCGTAATTGCCCCGAACTCTGCTGGAGCCGATAGTGATGAAATTCTCTCGCATTATGGTGCCAGCAACGGCTTCATTCTAACGGTTAATTCAAGTGGTTACGCTAGCGCTATATATTACAATTCGGCGTCAGTCCCTACATATTCATTAATCGCCGCTGCAACGAGTATCAGAGATAGTAGATATCACGTTGTTCAAGTGGTTAGGTCAAGTAATTATGTAACCTTGTATCAGGATGGGGTTGCAAGCGCACCCGTTGATGTTACAGGATATGGAACAGACGGTTCTTTCGTTCTGGCAATAGGCACGAATTCAACTCCGACTGAGTACTTCTACGGGAACATACTTTATACCCGTCTCGACGCTGAAGCCCTCTCTCTAGATCGATTAAACTACGAGCGCAATCAAATTATGGGTACCGGAGTACGTTCTGGTACAGCAGATATCGGCTACGATTTCTCTAGAGCTTCGACGGCGTATATGACCTACTCAGATGGATCTATTGGCCAACATGGGTCAGGGATGGTTAGAACGGGAGGAGATGGAGGAGGAGTTTTAATTGAGGGCGGAGTATCACAGCTCCTCACCTATACCGGCGCGTTCAGCACCAACTGGACAAAAACCAGGTGCTCTATTTCTGCGACCAGTGTTGTGTTGCCGGACGGAAGTACGGGAACGACCAATACGCTCAAGGAAAGTGATGATGCTGCCACCACGCATCCGATAGCGCAGTCTTTCACTTCAGCCATCGGGACAAGCTATGTCGAATCAATTTATGTAAAATACAACGGATCGGCAGCCATTCCGCGAGAATGGATCTACTTGTACATCGCGGATGGTGCAAAATCCTCCTGGGCGAATTTCAACATTCGATATGGATATACTGGGACCGTCGGCGGAACACTGTCTGCGAAGGGGAGGGGAATAACTGCGCTCAAAGATGGGTGGTATAGGATTCATGTTTGGGGAACGGCAGAAACCGCATCGGCCGCTGCTTCTTACAACATCAATATCACAGAGGGAGACAACGATGTAACAATTAATGTTGTAAACCCTGGCGGCCAAGATTCCTATTTCATCGCCTTCCCCCAACTAGAAATTGGTACCTTCCCCACTTCTTATATTCCTCGTCTAGATGGAACTGCTGCCTCTCGTTCTGCTGACAGTTTAACGATCCGTCCTTATAGCATCGGTAAGGGCATGCAACTGGGCAGTGAGAGGATGTGGGTAGACTTCTCTCAGGATGCAACTGCTGCTATGATTACTACGAATAAAGGCGGATATACCTTAACTAAGGGCGGCACTATCGTTAGAAAGAATGAATACGCGAATAGTGAGTATTATCATTACTTTAACGGGACAGACTCTAAGTACAGTGTCGCCAGTGCTGATTTTAATCCTGCTGGAGATTTTAGTGTGGTGGCAGTCTTTACACCAACAAGTGTAACTGGTACTCATGTCATTGCAGGTAAATATACAGCTACGAGTGACCAGCGCGGGCGGTTGTTATATCAAACCGATGATGACGTGGGTGTATCTAGAACAACAAATGGGCAAGCAGGAACATTGTTGGCGGCGAACCTTAATAACTGCTTAGTTATTGGAAAACCAGTTTTAGTTACAGCTACATATTCTACTGCCGGCGGATTGTGGATCAAGGTAGATGCATTTACTGCAGGAACAAATGCGGGGGCTACTGGGGTAGTGCACCCAAGTACATACGACTTTGTTATTGGTGATCACGGAACGGGTGCGAAATTTGCTGGCAATATGCATTATGTTTCCTTCATTGACGGAATTGTAACAGAAGCCCAGCATAATAACCTCTATTTTATGTTCAAGCAGGCCAATATTCTCCCCGTTAAAATCGGTACTTCTTACGACAATAAGAAACTTTACGTGGAGTTTGACGCCAAATGTCCTTACACGGGCAACGGGGATTATACTACCGGAGCTATCTTCCTTGATATCAGTGGGAATATTGGTGCGTCTGACTCCAACACAAACCGCCTTTCTATCTACGGGAGTGGTACAAGTATTCGTGCCTCCTTGTACCCCAATGGAGAAAATACCGAGCGATACATGAGTTCCGTTGTAACTACCAGAAATGTATGGCATCGGTATAAATTCTATTTTGATTTCGCTGCCCTGGGTAATTCAACGGGATACGTAGATACGACGCTTTTTACAAACGACGCTACATTGACTGGCGCCAAGGATCTGGATACATCTGATACCTTTATTCGAATCGGTCAGGACTATGCTGGTACGGTCAATAACTACTGCGCCACTAAAAATCTTAGAATTAGAAGTGCACCTTAATTAAACTTTTCAAGGAGTACTAATGTTGTCCGCGTACGTAGCAGTGTTGTCTGTGCTGTGTCTGGGGGCAAATCCCGAATTAGTAAAAAAATCCATAGCTGCCAACGTGCTAATAGATGTAGGACCGAGCTGGTGCAGCGGGGTGGTAATTAAAAACAATATTGTAGTAACGGCGGCGCACTGCTATAACAAAGATATGAAAGTAATAGTTGATAAAACTTACCGCGTGCTGTATGCCAGAAAACATGAAACTAAAGATATCATGGTACTACTGATAGATGGAATGATCAAAGACACGGCGCCTATTACTTTAAAGGAGCAGATGCCTGGTCAAGATATATACATCATAGGTAACATACCGGACGGAGATTATATAATGGTAGACATGGTAACCCCCGGAATAGTATCTAAAAAATGGAAAAAAGATTACGCGGTAAGCGCCGACATTATAAAAGGAATGTCTGGAGGGGGTGCGTATACGGATGCAGGAGAATTGTTCTGTATCATAGTAACAGGATTCCCCATTCAAGGGTTGTCAGTCGGCAGCAAGGGAAGATGCGTAAACATATCCCATGCCGTCGAGATGACAATGCCACCGGAAAAGAGCAAATAACGTGGCCAAAAAATTGTACTTAACCANCTCTCTGGTAAAAGAAGTTACTTTTACGTCCAAAATAAACTTGACANTNCGTCTTGACTCATCTATTAATAAGTCCCTTTCATTTCAGTCTATAATGGTAGCAGCGAATCACTATGCAGAGTGTAAAACTAAATAATGTCTGCTAACAAATACTACGTCAATAGCATAGGTGTCGAAATAATTGCCGACACAGGCATAGACTTAAATACCGCTACTTTGACCGAGTTTCAAGTTAAAAAGCCGGATGGTACTGCTGCTACATGGCCCGCCACGCTAGATTCTTTGACCCGACTAACCTATACCACGCAAATTGGGGATTTTGACCAACACGGACTGTATTATTTGCAAGTGTATGTAGAGATGCCCGATTTTGAAGGTAAGGGAAGCATAACTTCATTTTACGTGTACGAGTTGTTTACATGATAGACATCTCTGAAAAACTGGCTAGAGCATACGAATTGACCTACAAGTACGGGTGGATTCTGTCAGTTCAAAGACGAAGTGGGTATTTAGACGATAAAGCCAATGTATACAAAATGCAGCTAGAAGGCGAGTTGGACCCCCTGATTAAGTATTTGACAGAAACCATTCAAACGGAGTTATTTCAGCACTATTTGGACAATGAAACGCCAGAAACGAGTAAACATAGTACTATCGCACGGATTCAACGCATGAGTGACAGACTCAAAAATCNATCAGGGTCCCTGTCGGACCGCATCGTGCTTTTTCAGGAGGCCCTGAACACCGCTCACAATACCGGACCCATGTCAGNCTACCTGTCCAATGTCGGAGTNACTCCGTGGTACCTCACTGACCTTTCCAGCGATACCAACGTAACTCGGTGGGATGACGAGCTGGAAAAAATATTCGGCAAAAAACCGATGATGTATTTCGAGGACTAAATGCCACACTGGGGCCGACCGTATAAGACTAGACGGTCTTGGAATATTCTTAGCTACGCGGTAAACCAAAATTGGGAACTGTTGAACGTATCTGGCGAGGCGTGCATACTGCTTAAGCGCATGCGTGCTGCCAGCGAAAATTTTCAACTAGATGGCCGTAAAGTTGATTATTTGGAAAAAACTCTAGTTTCAACATCTATCGATCCTGATACTGGCATGTACAGGGTTCCGTTATGGACCGAGTCTACAGACAGACCAGAAGATTACCCCGACATTCGCACACTAACCTGTACGGTACAGTCGTCTGGCAGCTCTTCTGTGTGGGAGCCGGCTGTAGATAAATATAGTTTCATTTCTGGGCGGGATGAATACGCATTTGATATTTACAATAACGCGTTAGATACCAACGGCGCCGATATTGAAGATGCGGTATATGTAGTATTTAATACTCCTCCATTCACCCATGGGTATACCGCCCGATTTATATACGGTAGCATCAACCCGTACACTAGTTTTGAATACATGCAGCCTACTCGGGATAATCACCCGGATTTCCAATTATCTCTGTTTTCGTTTCAACAGTGGATTAAACCCACCGCCCGCGTGCGTCGAAAGATAGCCCCGCACCAGTTCTTGGTGGCATTTCCTGGCACACTGACTGACATATCGATGACTACCGGAGGTTTCCTCCGTCAGTCACAAACTGACTATTGGACGGTTCCTGCTGGTGCCAACGACTTATCCCCCACGATTGTAGAACACGACATTGTTGTTAGGGTATCCACTGGACAGCGTTTCCAAGTAACTAAATATACTCCTATCTATGTTGAAGACGTACTGGTGTCCCAGCATTTTGAGATGACGGAGCTGGCTCCGGAAAGTTCAATTTACAACGTTCCGGTAGCTACTACATAGGATTTAATATGTCACTGACCATAAATTATTATGGCTTAAATAGAGTTAAGTACTGGGTAGTGCGGTATTTGAACACGATTTTCTTGGCACAGGAGAAGGGTGCCATCACATTCATGGATGGCGTCAATAAAATTGAATTTTCTAAAACACCTATGGTAGCCAACATGCATAGCTGGGTTTCGCGGGATCTTCCTGCTGTAATTATAGGCCCCACCACGGCGTCATATGAAGAAAGATCCTTCATGAAGAATGGCATACACGACGCGTCCCTTGATGACACGGCTACGCAGTCGTTTTATGGCGGTGACATTGATATAGCAATGACACTGTATGTCAGAGCCACCACTACCATAGAAGCGGATCTGTTAACTGATACTGTATCAATTTTCTTTTCCAAAGCTGACGCCAAAGACTATTTTATGCGGCAGGACATCAAAATAGCTAAACCGCCCAGTGTGGGGGCTATGGCAGCAATACCCGAACCAGACACCGATTTTTCATTTTATGAGGTTCCCGTTGAACTATCCCTGCACTCTACATGGATAGAGTGGGTGGAAGCCGAGGAAAGGCTAATTGACATAATTGTGGATATTGAGGCTGAATTGGATCCTTAACGCTACGGCAGTTAATTGGTACAAATCTTTTAATTGTATACTTTTCATAGAATGTAGTAAACTATTGGGAGAGTTATAGATATGGCACAACAGATTCCAGGCATTACTGTTACCATTGAAAATGACGCTGGTGTCATTGCGCCCCCGCTTTTTCAGCGGTACCCGACTATCGTTGGGTTTGGCGATCCCTACAAACGGATTGACAATGAACCGGTGGTCCGCAGTTTGGGAACGGTGGACGATATCCCGTGTATCTCCACTATTCATGAAATTGTTAGTGTGGGTGACCTCCCTGGTATTGCCAAGTACTCTGATGGTGTGGATTATGAGCTGGTGTCAGGACAAAACAAAATTCACTGGCTCGGTGCAACCACCCCCTCTACGGGCGATACTTTCTACGTGACCTTCACTGAAACCCGCAATGCTACAGCATTCAACAACGCTCTGCTGTACTTTGATGAAAACCAGGTGTACGCCAACCACGGAGCAGCTACCAGGACCAACGGCGACATCAATGATGTCGCTATAGGAGCCAGGCTGGCTTTCCAGAACGGAGCTAAGGGTGTCGAGATTGTTCAACTCGACCCGATGACTTTCACCGATCCGGACGCCCCCACCGATCTGGAAGAGGAAAATGCGTTTGTTGACGCTGTCGACGCCTTGGAGAAGGTAACTGACTACAAACTGTTACTTGTCCCCATGTCATCCGGTACCTTGGTTACTACTACGGCTATGCAAATCCTTTTCAATCACGCCGTAGTGGCTTCGCAACCTGCCAACAAGCAAGAGCGTACCGTGATAGGGGCCATGCCAGTGGGTACCTCCTACACTGACTTCGCCATCGTTGCCCAAGCGTACGAACACGAGCGCATGGTCATTACCGCTGTCCCCAGTGCCGTTCAAGTGACCGGGTTTACGGGCTCGTATGATGACCGATTCTACAACGCGGCTCTGGCCGGGCTATTGTGCAGCGGGGCCATTGGGCAGACTTTCCACGATGAAATCTTGGCTGGTATCACTCTATCTGATAACTTCCTTCTGGGAGAACAGAACTTTCTGGTTCAAAACGGGTGCGCTCCCGCTAAGGAAAGACTTGGTGTGGTCCGCAACATCATGGCCATTACCACCGACACCACCTCAGCTCTTACTGAAGATCTTGGCGTTCAAGACGTCAAAGACTACGTCAAGAAGTTCTGGAGAGATGGTCTGTGGAACGTGTATCGCAACAAACCGATTACAGCCAGTCTCCCGGCTCAAGTAGCTAACTCGTCCGTGGGCATCCTGAAACAGTTAGTTAGGGATAAAGTTATTTCTACCTGGAGCAGTGTCGCGGCTTCGCAAGACCCGGTTGAACCGCGCAAAATTAACGTTTCCGGTAAAATTCAGCCCGCGTATGGCATGGCTTACATGGACGTGGTTTTCGTGTTTACGCTCGGTGCGGCTTAATAAGGAGTAACTGAAAGATGGCAAACGCTTATGCAAATCTGCCGTACGGTGCAGTCAAATCTAAAGACGGGTTGCATACCACGTGGTATAGCTACGCTATAGCGGTAGACGGCAATACCATTGGATCATTTGCTCGATTCGGGGCTAGTTCCACTCGAACCGTAGAGCGCATTCGTCACATCCTCCAGAGTGACGGTCCTGCGGTCATCGACATGGTGTGGGGTGGGACGGACACCAAGATCACCATCGAGTATGTCCAGCTGTTTCAAAAGAACATTTTTGAACAAATGGGTTTCAACGTGTACTCTCTTGAGGACCTTACTTTTGCGTTTGACATTGTGGAAGTGTGTACTCCCCCCGCTGGATCGGATCTCCCAACCCACACAGTAACTTACGAGGCGTGTGTGGCCAGCGAGTGGGGCAAGGATCTAGACTCCGGCGGCACCAAGGTTATTGAAACTCTCGGTGTCGAAGTTTCCCGCGTGTTTGGTAGCACAGGGTAACAAACACAAAACCGAAACGAAAGGTTTGACATGACAGACGAATCCTCCCAGGTCCCGGATATTGTATCCAGCATAGAAGAAAAAGTAAATGAACAGAGTGCCGCTGTTATAGAGGATCTGTTCCTTCTGGGGTACACTACGTCTAAGAAAATTACCATCTACAAGGACGAGCAGAGTGAAATTGTAGTACAGTTTAAATCGCTACTCCCGTACCAGATTCGAGAGATTCAGGAACAGGTGATCAGGTACAGTTCACCTATCGCTAGAGCCATCACCGAGCAAATTGAAACGTTAGCTCGGGCTCTGATAAGCATAAATGACATGCCCTTGATTCTCCCGGCTAACGAACGGGAAGAGTACTTTCGGAAAAACCATAAGTATCAGTCCCCCCTTGAGATGGCAAAAACTTTGCTTTCCGAAAAACTTAAATCAGAGCACCTGCTTGACGCTATGTTCGAGGCGTACACAGAATTTGCAAACGGGATTTACGAGCACTTTAACGACATAAAAAAAAAGTTGAAAACTCCGACATCTTCCAACTAGATTTACTGATCTTAACCTACTTCAAGATCCTTCCGACCGACGACCGCTATCGCAATTTAAATACCATCCAAAAAGTAGTGTTAGCATCGAGTGTGGATAAGGAGTACAAGAGTAAATTTAAAATTGATAAGAGTATGCTGGATGCTCTAAAATTTTACATCAACCCGGAAATGTACAAGGCGGAACGGGAACACGAAGCTAACGGCGGAAAAAGTGCCATGGTCCGGGAAAACAGGGAATTTGCGCAACATTACCGGTCCATGATGGCAGGAGAGGGGGTTAAAGTTTCTCCCGCGATGCAAAAAGCACTTGATGCTATAAAGGAGCGGCGTCGGAAAGAGAAAGAACAGAAAAATATTCGAGTACAGGACATTTCGGGTGCCGAACCGGTTGACGACGATGATGAGGCGTTAGGATAAAATGGGTATTCAAGAATTCGACCCTAAAAAACTAGAAGGCATAAATAAAGCCGCAGAAAGACTTGAGAAAGCGTCTAAAAGTCTCAATGCTGTAAACATCAAGATAGACAAATCCGGATTGATGCAAATTGAAAATGGGTTGAAGAATATCAAGGCGGAGGCGGAACAGGGCATCAAGTTCAAGGTAGACGACACCAGAATTAAAAAGGCGCTGGATTTCTTAAAACAAACCCAAAAGCAGCCTCTAATCGGGAAAGCCGCTCAAGCATCAGTAAAAAACATCCAAAACGAGTTGAAAAAGGTAGGGATAACTCAAAAACAGATTAACGATTTGTCTAAAAAGAACGTACTGCAACATTCAGAACTCTCCAAAATGGAAAAAATGGGAGTGTGGTGGTCGCAACAAAAAGCCAAACACTCCAAAACGTACACATACACCGACAAAGAGGGGACTGAACACGCCATCAAGAGAACTACTGCTACTCAAAAAGCGGTAACGGCTACCGGGTATTTGGCTAACAAAACTATGCAAGCGGGTAAATCTGCCGTAGGTATGGCTGAATCGATATCCGGAGTACAGTTCAGTTTGGCGGGAATCGTATCACTTCTTATGCAATTCATGAATTTGCAAGATCGCGTAGGAGCTATGACACGGCAGGTGGCGTACCAGTGGGGTGGTGGGGGTGTCAATAAGAACATGGGTACAGCAAGTAAAACCATGGGAATGTTGATGCGTCAATTTTGGATGACAGCCGATAAAGCCAATGAATTGGCTCAGTCAGTGGCAAAAGCTGGTGTAGAAGAAGACCAAATGTATGGTCTAACTAAGCGTATGACAGCGTTTCAAATACAGGGAGGGCCCGCGGTAGGTGAACAACTTACCAATGTAAAGGAATTATCAAAAAGCTATGGCACTGCTCAAAAAGGGGCATGGGATTTGTATAAAGGAGTGTTAACCACCACCAAGACCATTCCCAACATGAGCATGGAGGAAGTGTCAGCTGATGTACAGAACATGGTGGCGCTAACTCGAAACTACAACACTAATTTGTTATCCACGGTTGGACTGTACAATACTTTAATGAGAGACGATATAGCGGCTAAAATTGGTCTGGGAGGAACGTCTACCCAACTCCGACAAAATCTAGTAAAAGCCGCCGCAGGGTTCAATGAACAAATGTCAGATGGTATGAAAGCTTGGATAGCTTCTGGGTCCAGTGCTGAGGGGGCCCTTGGAGACATTTTCGCGATGGAGTCTAAAAGTGCGGGCGATCAGTTAAAAATGGTGTTTAATAAAGTACGCAGTGAATTCGGCGGGCAGGGTGGTGCTCAGGGAAAATACATGATGCGTCGCGGATTAGAGATGGTCCTAAAAGATTCGGGTATGTCCATAGGCGACATCAGAGCACTGTCTAAAAAAGTAGGAGAACCGGGATTTAATGCTGACGCGATGGCGGCAGAGGTGAATAAAAACATAGAGCAGCTGGAAAAAGATCAAGCAGCGGAGAAGGCCGGGCGAAAACAAATGTACGCTGACGCGTCCTCCATTGCAAAAAATCTTCTTACGTTTGAGCAAAAGATGCAAGTAGCTATTCAAAATGCGCTACTGGGGGGAAAAAATGGAAATCTCCTGTCTACCCTTAATAGATTCGGTGACTGGATTATAGAAAAACTACCGCAACTCTTGGGGGTTGGGCTAAATTATTTAAATGACGCCGTCATTCTTCTGCAAAAACTTTTGAAGGAAAAACAACCCAGCATGGAAGATGCTGAAGAGGCAAACAGGTCAGCTATTGCTGCGGAAGAAGCGCGGGTAGGCGAACGCGCCAGAGGGTACGGAGAGTTCGTAGAGTCACAATTTCAAGGTCAAACGAAAACAACCGGAGAGAATTTCGTTACGTTTGGGGATGTACTATCTGAAATAAAGGACAGGCTGGGAGAAAGATCTGCCAATGACTTTTTGTCCCCTGAAACACTGAAGGCTATGGGTCCCGGAGCGCAGACCCTGACCAGGCCGGAACAAAGACAACGTGCATGGTCTATGGCATTATCTCAAATTGGTATCGATAAGTATGGACAGGATGCTTCAGATGAAATTGGAAAATTAGCAGAAGTAATGGCTACCAGAGACAAAAAATTGTTAATGAATTTTATCAAAAAACAGCTTGCTGAAAGAACAGGTGTAATGGATCAGGTAGAAAAGATGACCAACTTTGTGGATAACGGTGACGATTAATGGGCCTAGAAGGTGTAGCCAGTTTTGTCTCTAATAATCTGCTGGATGAAGGGCAGACCGAACGACTTGTGTTTCGGAAGTTTCGCGGTGACAAACTTCTTGAATCAGCCATAACCGGGGACCCCATCAAATCCCAGTACGTTGACACGGTTATGCTGAGTATTAACCCTCAAGAAATATCGTACACTAGTCAAAAAATCATCAATAAAGTACCTGCAAACGCCCCGGGTCGATTCGTAGTGTTCGACTGGGGCAATGACCTTACTCTTTTGAACATTGTAGGGGTTACCGGTAACTTACTCCCTGACGTGGCATCCGGAAAGATAGATCCACTGAGCCCGGTGCGCGGAGTCCTGGATACCATAGCCGCCGGGTCATCCGCGTTTGGGCACCCAGAGAAGAACACTACTACTACTCGCGGTAACACCTTAACCGCAGTGTCGACATTTACCAAAGACTTGGTGACCTCCCAGATGTCGTATTTTGACATTTTAAAAATGTCTAAAAAATACCGTACTTTTCAACGACTTCAAAAATTATATGACATGTTCGATGCAGACAAAGACGTGGTTACCCTCGAAATGGGTGACACGGTATACCGGGGATACTTCACCGAGTTTAGATTTTCTGTAACTAAAGACTCTCCGTGGAACTGGTCCTACACTGTTGGGTTCGTAATCTTGAATGATCTTACAGATAAAACCAGACGAAATGATGACATGTATCCTACGGATGATAACATTATTTCACAGGATGACTGATGTCCAGTTACACCGCCATAGCCAACATCCTGAAACAAAACTTATACAAGCTAAAGAGCAAGAATGACTCTAACGGTAACACCATAGTAGTAGTTCCCACTATTAAAAGTAAAAAAGAAAATCATTTTGAGAATACGTACCACCAGCGCATAATCACGGAGCAGTTGTTTACGCACGAAAGTATTAAGTACCCTATTCCCGATTCGTGTTTTCACCCAGAAATTCTAGTATGTTTTGATTTTACGTACAAATTTACTACTGGAATTCTAAGCACGCTGTCCGATCCTATCCCGGGAGAACGTGTAGTCAGCAAGGAAACGCTGGCAGCTGCAGGGACGAGGTTGTACGATTTTTATAAATACTACTTTGAATACGTCATGTCGTACGGAAAGTTTAACGGTACCGGCAACGGAGCTAAGGGGTCCCCTCAAGCCGCTGAGTACCGATCGTTCAAATCAGAATCAGACATCAATTTTTTTGTCAATAAGATGATAAATTTCTTCTTAATGAGCATAACCGTAGACCAAGTGAACAATGGCATAGGTCAATGCTCCGTTCGACTAGCTGATAACAACCAAATGAAACAGGGGAAGAAATTTCAGTTATTTTTTGACAATTTTGTTAGTATACTGAATCAGCTATTTGTACCTATGCTACCGCTCAGCATATGGGCCAAGGGACGTGTGTACAAGGACTACTGGTTTCCCCTGTTCCACGGGTACGTAAACCACGTAGAGCCAGTGAATACCTCAGGATTCCCCGAAATTACGATTCGTGGTAAAGACGTACTAGAATGGGCCAGGATTAGTCAGGAAATGGTTAACCCGGCTCTCCTGCCGCAAAAAGAAGTGGTCAAACAGAATTATGTAAGTATCATTTCCACCCCAATGACCGGACATGACCACAAAATGATCGTGAAAACAATGTTCACCGGGGGGGATTTAGCGGTTAAAATAGACCCGAACGGAAAGGCAACCATACAGTCTGACGCAGACGCCGGTAGTAACGCCAAAGCGCAGAAAATAAAATTTGGGTCTTTAGGCAATTTCAAGTACTACGATGATGCCGACATAACAAACGAAGTTAAAGCGGATGGGTCCTCCTCTGATAGGATGAATGCGTATTCCGGGGTACATAAAACACACATGAATTTGAGGCGGGCTCTGGATTTCCTGTCCCACGACCAACGACCCAGAGCAGTTGTAACCTGGGGTAATAAAATTACTCCATTCAGATCCTTCGAACAATCCAACCCAGATGCTTTCTATTCAGAGTTTGAAAGTCGGTTGTCAATAATTCAGTCCACCGCCCAAAACGTCTATTTCAATTTTTACGTTGATGGGTGGGGAGACGTTCACTACCACCCAATGAGACTGGCGAACAAGTTTCTTCTGTACGATACCATAGGGGATAGNGGAGGAGNNTCTAGCTATAATCACTGGTACAATTTTCCCTACACCCAAGTAATACCGCAGGAAGAAACATTTAGCATATCCAAACAGCTCAACGTAGATGAATTAACCACGTATTTGGTGGTAGCCGGTCGTGACAACTTGTTGGGTGCGGATCCAACCATAGCAGCACTACTGGGTGAACTGGGGGCGGCACAAGATCTGTCTCTAATGAAACGATTCGGGTACCGTAGACGAAGTGTCAAAAACCCACTGTTAAATCATGGAAGGGTCATCATACCGGGTACAAGAGGTAAGTATTACTGGTACGTGGACTTTGTTGCTCACTCTTTGCTGAGGTACATGAATTCAGAACTGTGCTCTGTATCTATCAACGCAGTGTTTAGACCCGAACTTAGGATAGCTCTCCCCCTGTACATACCGTTCGATCGTGACATTTTTTACGTGCAGACTATAAGTCACAGCGTAACCATCAACGGGGAGGCAACTACTACCGTAAACGGCAACTTTGGCAGAAAAGACAGAGAGGCTCCTCCGGACTTACTTAGCTTCATGATCATGTCCGAAAAGCTGTACAAAAACAAGNACAACTTACCAAATAAAACTTTCGGGAATGNTGCAACTCAGCAGCAGTATGACAAGTACTTGATAGACAACTACGGAATCAATAGCATCCCTCTGCAACAATTCATAGAAGAAGTGTCCAACAGCGCCAATAAAAACGTAGCGTTTGAAAATGCGGTTCTAGACGACAATGTAGGTTAAAAATGGAGAGTAAAACCAGACTGTGGTCCATCCATCTTGGGGAAGTTTTGGCAGTTAATGGAGAAGACAGGACTGTCAACGTTAGATGGATAGGTCGTGAGGGGTCTCGCAACAACATACCGCTCATGACTAACAGCGATAACTACTCTATGCCCAGGCATGGAGAGGCTGGACTTATAGTTGGAGACGGAAGAGAGTATTATTACCTGGGTAAAATAGAACCCAAGTATCGCGGCAAGACATCGGGTAAATACTACGAAGAGGATAAGAAAATATCCTACCCTCCCGTGGCCGAAGGTGAAGTACACGTATCCAACATAATTTTGGGGTCGTACCTTCGCATGTTCAAGGACGGCGGGTTTGGCCTGATGGGCAAACTGGCTGAAGGTGTCGAGTATGTGCGCAACATACGTCTCACTCGTTTGCTAGGGCGTACCATCGAATTAGCCAGTAGCACAGCCGGTACCGTGTTTAGAGTAGGGGTAGCTAAACGAAATGTCCCAGGTAAGGGGGAACAACCGATATCGGGTGTATCCGGGGGCGTGGCTCTCGAATCCTTCCTCCAGATTGCATACAAGGGCATACAAACTGCCAGGTTCCACCTGGGAGAGATAAAGGATCTAGTTGCTGGGGTGGCTCCCGAGCCGGTTACGGACACGCTTGGCATGGCAATCATGGTGTTAGAGGTTATCGACTTTTTAACTCAAAAAGGCGCGTACCTGAAATTTGATAACTTAGGAAATGCCGTTCTAAAAGGCGATACTAATACCATGATAGACGCTGGGACTCTTATACAGCTGGGCGCGTTACTGGGGGCTATTCACCCAGCTGTAAAAGGGGATGTTTTGGTGGCGTGGTTGCATTCGCACACACACCCTACTGCTTGGGGCCCCTCCGGACCGGCTAGCGCAGGGACTACCGGTCCAGTTCCTGTCGACGCACTTAGCACCAAGGTAATGGTAGAATAATGGCGTTATCGGCAGCAATCCTTAAATCAGAACTCCTGAAACTATACGATGAAACCGACCCGGGGTTCGTTGGGTACGCTACCGATGTAGCTACCGCCGCTACCAACCTGGGTAACGCATATGATACGTATGCTGCTGATGCGGTAGACCTGATAGGTGGGACCTCCAACCTGAGAATGAAGGCCGATTTTATATCCTACCTGTCCTCTAATATAGTCCCTGCCGGAACACTGGCCGTATCGTTGGCCGCTTTAGACACTGCGTGCGTGAACTACTGGACCCTAGCCACGTTTAACCCAGGGATCCCGGTTGCTCCTATGATTATTGAGGTGGCAAGCGTCATATCGGCCATAGTGCCGGGAACCGTAGTTACAAGTATGACGGCACTACTGTCCGCTATGTCAAACGATGTAGATACCCTGTGCGGAGATATAGCGACTGCTCTGCACACGTTTACTACTACCTGTGTCACCGTAACCACAACTGGGACTGATATTCTCGGGAACCCGGTTCCGCCTGTGGTTGGGTTAATTAGCTAGGATCGTCTGTGCCGCTGAGAATTTGGTGGACATAGTTGTTCACGACTTTCTTAAGGTCCCTGTGGAAACCAGACGCTGCCGCATGTCCTCCCCCGCCCATCTTCTTGGCTAACTCCCCCACATCAACAGTACTGGACCTCAGTGACACGGAGTTGTTGTGAGGACACACTACCGCTACGTACGACACCCCCTCACACTCCGGACGGTGCAGCGCCTCATTCCCGATATCTGAAATATACTGGGTGGCAAGAATAGTCTTATATGTGTTTCCATGATTGTCAATCCTGACAATGTTCTTGATTTGGTTATCCACGGTATCTTTGATGTACTTGTTCTTGCTCTCCTCCAAGTGTTCAATCAATTTCACGCAGAAAGGGTCCTTATAATCGGTATTTACGTTTTCAGTAAACATCTTGTAAAATTTTTTGATACCGAAAAAGCTAAAAAGCGTGTTCAGTTTTTCGCCGCGTGGTCTGTATTTTGATGACGTTTCCCACATGTCCCACGCATTGACAGACTGCACAAAATCCTTTTCATGATCGGACAGGGTGTACTTAAATTTGTTGGTTTTCGGTAAAGTGTTAGAGGCAATCACGGTAGCGCACGTTTTAATATAGATGGTGCTGACCCCCTCATACTTCTTAAGATACAGGTTTGTGCGGTGGTGGTCCATGATGTAAAAATTGACATTTTTATCAATAAGGGACTTTACTACTGTTTCACTGGGTGCAATATCAGTGAATAACAGCATGTCGTCATCTTTCATGCGGGATGCGAATTTTTCCGCCTCCTTATCCACCGACATGTGACCACAAAACATAACTTTGTGATCTNCGTGTCCTACCATCCTATCCACCATGATAGCTGACCCTACACCGTCCAAATCGTCGTGAGAAATATGAAATAACATTTTACACCTCTGTTAGAGAATATACGTTAAAGGGTAGCGCAGTCAACGTGGTAACCTAATTACATGGCTCTGTCTAATTTCGAAGATCAGGCGTGTCTTTGTACCTGGGTTTCGGCACTTGGTCCAGGTCCGAAACAAACTCTAAAAGCATTCGTTCAGTCTGCTAAGACTATATTGTCTGTGTTCCAGGCACAGTGGATAATGGTCAATGGATTATCCCAACTGGACGACCAGATAGAAAAAGCAGCCCTGGAATCGCTACTTGCGATATACGAGAGTACTACAGACCCCATAAAAGCATACATTACTGCTTTAAAAAACTACACCGCCCCATTTTC